CCTTGCAACATCTCCTACCATCACCAGCCCAAGCATTTCCGGCGCTATTATGTCCTCTATGGCAAGCAGCGTTATTACGTCTGGGACTTTGCAAGCATCCACCAGCGGGACAAGTATTGACTTTACTGGTATACCTTCGTGGGCAAAACGTGTTACTGTAATGTTTAACGGGGTGTCTACTAGCGGAACAAGTGTTCCCCTTATCCAAATTGGTAATGGAACAATTCAAACAACAGGTTATTTAGGAGCAGCGTCAATTTGTTCAGGCGGCGCTACAACAAACAATAATTACACAACAGGTTTTGGTGCTGGTGGTGTTTTAGCGGCAAACATTTTGTACGGTTCATTTATTTTAACTTTAGTTGATTTATCAACCAACACTTGGGTTATTAATGGTGTTGTTGGTGGGTCAAGTAGCGCGTTTAACGTCTTAACTGGTGGTGGTAAATCCCTTACTAGTGCTCTTGACCGCGTCCGCATCACAACCGTCAACGGCACAGACACATTCGACGCTGGTTCTATTAACATTTTGTATGAATAAGAGGGTAACATGGCAGTCACCATTGACGGATCAGCAGGCATTACAACCCCCGGTGAAACAATCACTGGCACGGGGTCTAAGGTTCTTGGTGATTTTTCTAACGCCACTGTAGCAAGCCGCAACAGTTTTCAAACCAGCACAACCAATGGCTCAACTGGTATTTATGCTTTGCCAAATGGCACAAGCACTGCCGCGTCATGGCAGGCGACCAATGTTGCTGACCCGACCAATGCCAGCAAGATCCTGATTGCCACCAATGGCAGCACGGATGTTCAGCTTGTGTCAGGTATTAACGGCACTGGCACTTATTTGCCTTTGTCATTTTACACCAATGGCACACAGCAAATGCAGCTTTCTACGGCTGGTATTCTTACTGGCACGGCTGGCAACTTGATGTTGGTGCAAGGCACGGCTCAGAATAGCACCAGCGGCACAAGTATTACGTTTTCGTCAATTCCGTCATGGGTGAAACGCATTACTGTTATGTTTCAAGGCGTTTCTACAAGTGGAACTAGCAACGTGCAAATTCAGATAGGATCAGGTTCTGTAACTAATTCTGGATATACTTCCCAAAATTGGGCGGGGTCAGCTTCTGGTGTTATAACGTCAGGATTTTTGTTAACTCAGTCATTTACAGCAGCATCAACTTGGTCTGGAGCCGCGCAATTAACGCTTATTGGATCTAACACTTGGGTGGCAACTGGTATTGTTGTTTATACAAATGCAACATCAGTTGGGGAGCAAATGGCAGGAAATTCTCCCGCTCTTTCTGGCGCTTTAGACCGTGTTGTCATAACAACTGTTGGCGGCACAGACACATTTGACGCGGGTGTCATTAACATTTTGTACGAATAAGAGGGCATTATGGAACGTATTGAAGTAAATGTTGAAACCGGTGAAGTAAAAACCATTCAACTTACTGCTGAAGAGGTGGCCGCTGCACAAGCGCAATATGCGGCATGGCAAGCATCACAGCCGATTACTCCTTCCGCACCAACATTAGCTGACTTACAAGCACAACTTGCAACATTAACCGCGCAAATTGACGCATTAACGCCTAAATAACAGGAGTCTCTTATGAGCGGCACATTACAAGCATCGGTCGTAAAAGACTCGGCTTCCTCAACAAACAATCTTGCTCTGGATGCCAGCGGTAACGTCACGGTTGGTAATAACCTAACTGTGACTGGGACAACCACATTTACCGGTGGATTTAGCGGAGCGTTGACCGCCCCTGCTTTTATCCCATCTGGTTCAACCGTGCCAACAAACGGCATGTATCTTTCTGCTGCCAACACTTTGAACCTTTCCACTAACACGACCAATCAGGTGCAAATTTCTTCGGCTGGTATTGTCACTGGCACGGCTGGCAATCTGATGTTGGTTCAAGGAACTGCTGTTGCGTCTACATCTGGCACAAGCATTGACTTCACAGGTATACCGTCTTGGGTAAAAAAAATCACTGTTATGTTAAATGTTGTAAGCACAAATGGTTCAAGCATAATAGAAATTAGACTTGGGACAGGAGGCGTAGCAGAAGCAACAGGATATAACGCTATTGTTGGCGGTAGCGCAACAGCAAGCGTCGCAAGGGCGCTTACCTCTACAACTGGATTTGTCACGGCGCATGTGAGTACTGCGTCGGATACATATTCCGGTTCTGTTGTTTTTACAAATTTAAACGGAAATATTTGGACTTGCTCTGGAAATTTGTGTGATCCTTTTGACGGATACGCGTTTTCATTGTCAGGAGTTAAAACTCTTGGAGGTGTTTTAAATATGGTTCGCGTAACAACACAAAATGGCACAGACACATTTGACGCTGGTAGCATTAACATTCAGTATGAATAAGAGGACACAATGACAAACCCAATCAATCTTGAACATACTGTTGATGAAATCAATGCAATCTTGCAGGCATTGGCAACAAAGCCGTATGCGGAAGTGGCGGATCTGATCCACAAGATCAAGTTCAAGGCCGAACAACAGATCGTCGCGGCTGCACAATCTGTCGAGAACGGTGCAAAGGCTGTTGAGACTCAGTTTACCCCTTCCGCAGATCAACCTCCGCAGGCATAACATGACAGACGATCATAACACCAATCTTGTTATAGATTCAGCTTTGGCAGGTGGTGTTATGTCGATGCCCCTGTGGGCTTCAGGTTTGAACGAATGGCTGTTATTGTTCCTCCATGCAGGTGGCGCAATTTTGGTTGCATACCGGCTTTGGATTATGTTTAGAGAGATTAAAAACAAATCATGACTACGGGATTAACATACAACACTTATGTTTCCCAAATCGCCACTATGGCGGTAATAAACAGCTATAACCTAAACGACCCTACCGATCCGTTTACGATTATCATCCCGCAGATGATCAATTACGCCGAATTGCGCATGCAGCGTGATTTGGATTTTTTAAATACAATTACAACCGCCTCCTATACGCCGTCTACCGTCAATCAATCTTTGACATTGTCCACCACCGGCAACACATATCCATTTGTTACGGTGCAAAACATTGCGGTTGCGGATCCTGCAAGCGGTTATACAAAACAGCTTACACCTGTGTCCAAAGAATGGATTTACAACGTATACCCGATTGGGTCTACGACATCGTTGCCCGTTTATTACGCGCCCTTGGATGATAATATTTATCTTTTAGGGCCGCAGCCTGATCAGATTTACACATATTCTGTGGTTGGGACGCAACGTTTTCCAACCCTGTCTTCTTCAAATACAACGACGTTTATCAGTCAGTATCTGCCAGATATCTTTATTATGGCATCTATGATTTATATCGCCGCTTACCAACGCAATTTTACAAGTGCCGCGTCAAACGATCCGCAAATGGCGGTTACGTATGAGACGCAGTATCAGGCCCTGATGAAAGGCGCGATGGTTGAAGAAGCTCGTAAGAAATTTGAGGCTTCGGGTTGGTCGTCTATGTCACCGGCCCTTGCTGCTACACCCGCGAGGTAACCTATGCCTCATGCAGCCCTTACGCTCCAACCCGGTGTAGATGTTATTAAAACACCCACTTTAAATGAAGCGGCTATTTCTTCCTCTAATATGATTCGGTATTTGCCTGATAAACCCGGCACTGCGTTTCCGCAACGTATTGGCGGATGGGTTAAATACTGCACGACCGCATTAACATCTTCAATCCGCGCTTTAAAGAGTTGGGAGGATTTAAGTGCGAATACGTGGTTGGGGATTGGCTGCACAAATGGCGTTTACGCTCTTTTAAGCGGCACGAATACCCCAAACAACATTTCCCCGCGCACAGCGACAACAAACAACCCCGTTAATATATCCGCGACGGCTGGATCTGGTACGTTTACGATTAACGACGCAAACAGCAACGTTAACAATTACTCAAGTGTTTATATCACGACACCAATCAGTGTTGCGGGTATTATTTTGTCAGGAATATATTCCGTAGCGTCTAGCCCCAGTACATCGCAGTATACTATTACGAACGCGACAAATGCGGTGTATTCGACCAATCAAACCGCTACAATCACAAACGCATCTCCCGCTGTCATTACGGTTGCATCCGCGCCAGTCACGGGAACTGTTGTTACGTTTTCCACGACCGGTACATTACCAACTGGCATTACGGCGGGGACGCAATACTTTGTCCGTAACATTAACACGACAACATTCAATATATCTTTAACGCCCTCCGGTTCTTTAATTAACACGTCAAGCGCCGGATCAGGCACACACACCGCTAAATTTCCCGGGCAGTTGCCGTACTTTACGACTACCTCCGGATCATCTGTTGTAAACGTTCTACTTCCCAATCATGGTTATACGTTTGGGTCTACGTTTACGGTAAATATCCCCACGACAGTCGGCGGGGTCACGTTATATGGCGCGTATACACTTTTGGCTACGCCATTGGACGCAAATAACTTTTCGTTCTTAGCGTCTAATACCGCTAACGCTACTGCGTCCGCTTTTGAAAATTCGGATAACGCAAATTATGTTTATTATTATGCTATACAGCCTCCTTATGCGGCATCCGCGTTTGGTGACAATGGTTTTGGTGCTAATGCATTTGGTGGGGTTGCATCGTATGGGTTCGTTGGGACCGGGTATATTTCCGGCACAACATTAACGATTACAGCCGTATCCAGCGGTTTTGTTCTGATAAATTCAATTATCAGTGGTAGCACCGCAAGTGGATCCGCGAGCATCGCAACAGGAACAACCGTATTAAGCCAGTCAAGCGGTACGGCGGGTGGCGCTGGAACGTATGCGGTCAGCGTTTCTCAAACTATCGGTTCCGCCGGAACTCCCATTACGATCACAGCATCCGCATCACCGGGCGCGAATTATGCAAGCACGGATTGGTTTTTGGATAGCTGGGGGCAGACGCTTGTCATGTGCCCTCCCGGTGGCCCAATTTTTGGTTGGATCCCCAATTACTATGTGTCAAACGCGTTTTATCTTCAGAACGCACCGACCGTAAATCAGGGAATTTTTGTTGCGATGCCGCAACAACAGATTGTCGCGTGGGGATCTTCCTTTACAAACATATCCGACCCTCTTCTTTTGCGTTGGTCTGACGTATCAAACTACAACATTTGGAACGCGCAATCTATCAATCAGGCGGGTTCTTTCCGCATTCCGACAGGAAGCCGCATTGTTTCCTGTATGCAAGGACCACAACAAGGGTTGATATGGACTGACCTTGATCTGTGGGCGATGCAGTATGTCGGTGCGCCGCTTGTTTATGGGTTTAACAAAATTGGTTCAAACTGCGGTTTGATCGCGCCTAAAGCCGCAACTCAATTAAATAACATCTCGTATTGGATGTCACAAAAGCAGTTTTTCATGCTGTCGGGCAATGGTGTGCAAGTCATCCCATGCCCCGCTTGGGACGTTATTTTCCAAAACTTAAATACAAACGGGGTGAATAATATTAGAGCCGCCGCAAATACTTCATTCAACGAAGTGTGGTGGTTCTACCCATCTTTGACGCAATATACGTCCGTTACGTCTGGCACAAACTACACGATCCAATCATTGGGTCAGATTAACATTGCTGCCAATTTAACGGCCTCCAGCAGCACGATTAATATAACCGGTTTGTCAACCGGCGCTATCTTTGTGGGGCAGGCGATCACTGGG